GTAGAGACCATCGGAGCCGCGAACATAAAAGAAGTCCTCGAGCCCCTGAGTTAGAGAGAACGTCGCCGGATCACTGTCAATCGTGACGGACACTATTGCGTTCATCCGGTAGGTCGTGACGAACAGATCCTGGCCAGCCGTCGCAGTGAAGGGGTCCGTGAAACTATTTACGACATCGACGCCCGCGCGGACCCATTGACGGTTCCGGTATTGTGTGCGAGAGGATGAAATGGAAATATTACGGGCGGTGTCGAGGTTGTAGGCGATGTTGATGGGAGCGGCGGCGGCACTCGCTGGAATGTACTGAGCGAAGTGGGGGTACTTATCGAAGTCCAGCCACCATTGGCGGCCGGTCAGATTGGCAAGGCGGGTGAAGAATTGCGCGATGGTCTCATACGTGTTTGATTCGATGTCCGCGGTGAGGACCGCCGCATAATCAACGTAGCTCGTGTTCCACGGGAGCCCCTCAGCGTTGAGGAAGTCCGTCCAGACGTCGAATACAACGGCATTGAGCGTCAGGCCGGCATCGTAGAAACGCCCGGCGAGCCGCCGCTTGTCGAGAATCCAGGAATAATCAATAAGGCGGCAATTGAAGCGCGGGTACGTCTGAGTGGGATAGTCGATAAACGACCCGCCAACCGACTCAATCACGCCGCCGAACATCTTGACGGCGTCCCGATAGATGATGACCTCCTCGCCGGGCTCCGGAACCCACCCGGGCGATTCGGGCGACTGAACGATGCACGAACCGGTCGCGCGTCCGTTCAGGCGCCGGGAGACAGAGACGGACTGAAAGACTACCGTCCGATCAATGCCGGAGACGTATGCGGTGAAGGCCATGGGATTTTAGAGCTGTTGGCCGCCGCTGCGGAGCGTGTCAACGATCTCCGTGGCGACGGTGGAAGTGAGCTGCTTGCCGTCGAGCGTGACGTACACATTGACCACCGGCCCGCCGGCGGTCGCCATCGTGTTCAGCGGCGGGACGACGGAATCGCGGATCAGTGACATAAGATCCGGGAGCCCGAAGAACTCGATCCGATTCAAGTGGTCGCGGATTTCCTCCAGGCGGGTGTGAACGTTCTCCCAGATATCAGCGCGGATGACCCACAGAACGCTCATGAGATCCCGTTGAACGGTATCGAGAAGGGCCAGCGTAAACAGCATACCGTAGCGGGTGTTCTCCTCGACGGCGTTCATCGTTCCTTCAAGGCGGAACGTGCCGATCATCGTACCGATACCAGCGACTGCGGAAACGCCGGCAAACACGGTGTTAAGCATGCTCTGCAACGCTCCCGAAACGGCGGTCCCGCCCGCCCCGCCAGCCGCGCCGCCAGCCGTGCCGGCGACCGTCCCCGCTGCCTGCCCGGCAGCGTCGCTGGTTCCTCCGAAGATTCCGCCGAACATCCCGCCCAGCTTCTTGAAGGCACCGGAAAGCCCGGTCTCACTGAGGAGCCACCCGAGGAGTTTCTTGATCCCCCTCTCGATCAGATCGTCGATGTAACCCATGAACGGTTCGATAAAAGAACTCAAAACGCCTTGCCCCAACTTCTTGAAGGCGTCCGCAACCGTCCCTTCCTCCGTCCCAATCAGGATTCCGACCATGCCCTGCACTGCGTTGGTGATGGAAGTCGAGACCTGGGTCATGGTGTTTTTCCACGGATCTTCCAGCTTCGTGGGGAGATTGAGCTTCAGGTCTGTTTCCAGCTTATTCAGCAGCGTGATTTGTTCCGCCGGGATATCTACCCCTGCTTCCTTCGCGGCGTCAACCTGAGCCTTCAGTGCCCGGTAGATAGCCGTCTGTTTCTCGAAGTCGGTAGCTACGCTCGAACCGAGCACTTCATCCCGCGCGGCCGCCATCTGCGTTGCGATTTCATCCTTGGCCGCGATGGAATCCAACCCGAGCGTCTTCATCGCGTCGCCGAGCTTGTTGACCTGCGGAGTGGACAGGCCGATGGCCTCGTTGATGGCCGTCGAGAACGGAGGCATCATGTCCTTCACGTTGCGGGCCGCATTTTCGATGGAGGCAATGCTGTCGCGGAGTTTGTAGGCGTCGGCGATGTAGTCAACGGTTTCATCCCCGACTTTGACGAGGCCCTGATAGAACAGCGCCGTCGCGTCTTTCGCCTTGACGGTCTCCTGAGTCAGCTTGTATAACTCCGTCTGGTGGAGCGCCGTCTCGCGCTTGGCGTCCTTGACATACTTCTCGTATTTATCGAAAGCTTCGTTGGCCTCCCTCTGTTCCTTGGCCAATGCAGCCGCGGCGTCGGCGGCTTTTTCCTGCTCTTTCTTAAGACGCTTCTGCTCCTCTTTCGCCTTCTTTTGGGCGGCTGTCAAATCTTTTTCCGCTTGTGTTGCCGCTTCCGTGCTCTCCTTCTTCGCTTTCAGGGCATCGCCGGCTTTGAATACTTCAGCCGCCCAATCTTTCAAGCTGCTGTTGCCCCTTTCGATAACGACGCCCTGCGCCGCCAGTGAATCGCTCAATGCCTGCACCTTTGTCTCGGCGTCCTTGTATTCAGTGGTGAAGGACTGGAGCCATTCACCGAGCTTCCAGCCGGCGAAGGCGGCGGCGGCGATCGGGACGGCCTTGGCAATGCCCAAGATGCCAACACTTACACCACCCATCGCAGCAGTCAACCCGGTGAATACTGGGATTAGGATGCTGATCCCAGAGGCCATCCCGCCCAGGAGTAGAAGCAAAGGACCGATAGCGGCGGCTACCCCGGCAATCACAATCACGGCGGTTTGCATCGTGGGACTCATTGAACTGAACGCCCCGGAAACCGCCTGAATTGCCGGAACGGCCACGGATACAAATGAGGTAACGAGCGGCGCCATGGCCTTGCCAATATCCCCGAGAGCAAAGCGCCAGGTATCGCTCATGTTTTCAAAGTCGTTTCTCAGCCCCCCAACAACGGGCGGGAGTTTCCCCAATTCCTGCATAACCATCGTTACGAAGGTCTGAGAATCCACTCCCCTCTTTTGCAGGGCTTCCGTGTCGATGGTTCCCCATAGGCTCTTCATGACCGTCGCCAACTGCGGGACCCGCTCGATGAGCGGTTTCAAGTTGTCGGCGGTGACCTTGCCGCGGCTGGCGAGCTGGCCGAGCTGCCGGATCACTTCATTTAGGTCTTCCCGCCCGCGTCCGACCGTCGCCAGAGCGTTCCCGAAGACCTTCAGGATTTCCGCCGAGCCGTCCGCGCTGAACCCCACGGCCTGAAGGTTGATTGCGCCCCGAACCGCCTCTTCGAAGCCGAGCCCCGGCAGCTTGGCGACTTCCTTCAGATTTACTAATTGGCGGTCCGCCTCTTCCGCGCTACCGGTGATGGCGATGAGTCCGTTACGGAGGGCCTCCAGGTCCATCGCGGCGGAAATAGCGCCAACCCCAAGGGCAGTCAGGGGAACCGTCACGGCGGCCGATAGCACGCCGCCAACCTTGAGGGCAGAGGAGCCGAAGGAATCCAACTTGCTCTGTGCCATATCAAGGCCGCCGGAAAAACTCCCGGCGTCAAGACCGAGCTTGACCAACATTTCAGAAAGTGTCGCCATCAGTCAAACTCCCCGCCGATACCCGGCATTTGCTGGCTAACTGGCCGCTTCTTCCCGGCAACCTGTTCAAGAATGGCCCACACGCCGTCCTCGATGATGTCTTTCATGGTTTCACGGCTGGCATAGACGGATGGCTTGAAGGCCGGACGGTCTGACATTTTCGAAGTCCCGAGTTCAAACATCGTGGCCAGTGACATACCGCGTGTTCCGCCGGCCCATTCGACATAACCTGGGGCATCCTTATTCCGTCCGCGCTTCCGGATGCCAAATAACGCAGTGGCGCGCTTGCGTGCCCGCTCGCGCGGATCGGGCTTCGTATAAATAAACGCCGATGCGATAGCCCGCTTCGGCCATCGCTTGCCCGTTGCTTCCTGGATAAACCGCTGTCGCCACGCCCGCGTTGCCTTGCCCAGTACGTCGTAGATATGCGGCCCGACGACGGCCTTGTCCAGTTCCTTTAACTGGTCAGTGAGTTCCTTGATGCCTCGGATTTCGAATGATGCGACCTTGCGTGCCATCTATTTCCCACTCGCCCGTATTGACGCTCCCCATTCGAGCATTCGGGCCATTGCTTGCTTGGCGGTAATGGCACGGCGCTCCTGTCTCTCATCGGGAAGAAAGTCGGCGGTCTTGTAGAGTTTCCTTCGTCCCTTCCCGAAGACAGTACGTGCGTTCATAACTGTTGCGCAGAGCGCGGCTACTCGATGACTTTCCGCGCGCTGAAGTGTGATTACATGTTCCGTGTGTTTTTCGATACAAGCAAATATCGCTCGTGGACATAGTTCCCAGAATTCATCCGATGGGCGATTTAGCACCCCCGTCCAGTGGCACCAGGCGAGAAATTCTATTGCACTGTCTGGTTCGTTTGTAGGTGCTGATTGACGATGGCTTCGGCTTTCCGTTTTTTTTCCGGGTAAGACCGATCCATGAGCGTGATGACTGCATCCAATAAGACCGGGAGGTCTGCTGGAAGGTTCTCGAAAAACTGAGCTTCAGTCAGGTCACCCTTATTCTGAAGTGCCTCCCAAAGAAGCGGAGGGCCAACAATCATGATGTCGTGCTCCATGATCTCTTTCAGGTTCTTGGCCCCCAATTTTTCACGGACCCTTCCTATAGCCCCGGTGGAGAGCAGGAACTTTCGTTCCTGCCCATCCAATAGAACAATACTCACTGGTTGAACTGGATCAGTCATAACTAGATGGCGCTCGCGGCGGGCGTGTCGTAGAAGCTGTAGCCACCCGCGTAAACCAGCGACAGATTCATGAGTTGCCAATTGTCCTTTGGCGTTTCGATATCGGCGGCTTGGACGCGGGCCTGAAAGTCCCATGCGATGAATTCCGTCTTGCCGACATTTGACGGGGTTTCAATGCGGAACCACAAGGTCGTCTTTGCGTCCCGGTGGGTTATCATCGCCACATGCGAGGGCGTGATCGCCTTGTCCGGGTCAAATAGGAATACGGCCTCGATATCCGGGACATCCTTCAGTCCCGTTCCGTATGTGTGGAAGCCCGCCGTCCCGTGTGTGGTGGTCTCTAGCTTATCGGGCGTCGGGGACGGCGGCTTGGGCAGGTCCATCAGTTGCGGTAACTCGACCCAGGACATCGGGGAAGTTTCCGAATAGGCGATCTTTACTCCATCGCCGAGAAGTCCTTCAGTGGGCATCGTTGTTCTCCTCCTGCCTCGCGGCAGTAGTGTAAATTACCGGTCTATCTCACGACAGTCCGGGATCTTGTCATGCCAGCGATTCGCCGGCAAAAAACTCGAGTGCTAAATGCACAACAGGCGATCCAGCTTCTTCCACGCCGGGCGTAGATCCGCGGTAGTGAAAATGGACGCCATTGGTGCTGATCCCGTCCAGAGTATCACGGGCAGCGGCAGCAATTTCTTTCGCCTTCTGGTAGGTTTCAGCGAATATCGATACCTGGAAATCCCAGAGGCGCGCGCGCGAAAGTCCGCCATGAAACCGAACTGCTCGCTCGGCCGCTGGGAAATAAATAATATAGCGAGTCCCAAGATTCTGGTTCCGATATTCTTCTGGTTTAATTCGGGAGGCTGGAACGAGCGCCGTCAACGTAGGCGAGGCGGCCATTCTGTCAAAAGCTTCCGTTTCGACGGTTGCCATCTACTTAACAAACTCCTTGCAGTAGGCGACGAGCCATCGCTGATCACCCAGCGCGTCCTCGATGTCCAGGATGTCCAGCGTGCGCGTGCCCCAGTAGATCCGGTCGGCCCGGTCGATGCCGTACGTGTTGTAATGCATCCGGATCTTGAATCGCGCTTCGGCCCATCGCTGCATCGCGGCA